CATACCTTGCTGGCCAGCTTGCAGAGCAGGGCTACAACCTGTTTTGGATTGACTTAGAGAAGGGTATCCGTACCCTGCAGAACAGTCTCAGTCCTGAAGCGCAGGAGCGCATTACTTACCTTGCGCTGCCTGACACTCCGCTCAACCCTGTAGCGGTGGCCACAATCGGCAAGCTGTTCGCAGCCCGCACCCCGCTGCATATCTGCCATGAGCACGGTAAGGTAGCGTGTGCGGTTAAAGAGTGCAAGCAGCCTGAAGCCTTCACAGTGTTTGACCCCAGCAAGCTGGACAGTACTTGGGTAGTGGTGATTGACTCCATGACCCAGCTCAGTGACAGTGCAGGCTTCCATGCCAGCCAAGCTATGCAAGCTACTCTGATTGACAAGGCAGCTAAGATGGGCTTCGATGAGTACGGCTACCAAGGTATGCTACTCAAGAGCATCCTGTCCAATATGCAGCAAGCCAACTTCCACCGCTTGTTCATAGGGCATGAGGACATTGTGGAGCAGACGGACGGCAAGGACACCATCTTCCCTGTGTGCGGTACACGAGCTTTCTCCCGCCAAGCAGCAAGGTACTTTGACCATGTGGCCTATCTGTTCCGTCAGAATGGAGCGCACAAAGCAGCAAGCTCCACTAGCTACCGTGCAAACATCATGACTGGTAGCCGCTCGGCAGTTAGCTTGGAGAGTGGGGCACAGCTCAGTGACTTGCTGCGTGGTACTGGAACGGTGGCTGCTAAGGAAGCTGTGCCAGCAGGGGCAGCCATGACAGCAGCACAGAAGCTAGCACAGAAGATGAAAGCCAATGCTAGTGCAGTACCCACAGCAGGTGACAAGCCAGCTAGCTAGAACCCTCCTACAGCGCATCCGCTGGGTGTGCTGTGTGGGTGTCTCTACCCTAGAGCATCCCGTACCTTACAGTCCGTAACGTACACCTTAACCCGTACATATCGTACACAGCATAGAGAGAATCGTATCATGGCTACTAAAACTACCTTGACTCCTGAAGAAAAATTGCAACAGTTCAACGCCTTGTTAGAAGGCAACTGGGATGACGTGGAAACCTTACCTGAGTTTTCCTTGTGGCCTGTAGGCACATACCTTATACGCTTCACCAAAGGCGTGCTTGACCGTGAGAAGGGCAGCGTCAACCTCAGCGCAGAACTGGTCTCCGTGATGGAGCTTGCCAATCCAGCAGCAGATGCAGGCAAAGAGCCAGCGGAAGGTGCACCGTACAGCGAGCGTTTCTTCGGCAGCTTTGGCTTGGGCAAGCTCAAACGCTACTTCGGTGAAATCTCCGAAGCTATGGGTCACAGCGGTATCGTGGACTTCATTGACAACATTGGCGGCTTGGAGTTTGAAGCCACTATCGGCCAGCGTGCTGATAAGGACGACAAGACCAAGTTCTACAACGAAATCAAAGCGTTAGAGCTGCCAGCAGCTTAAGCCCTGCACCCTCTAGCCCCTGCCAGCGTAATGTTGGTGGGGGCTTTTGCATTAACAGAGGGCACACCTCCAACCTCACAAGCAAAGGAGTTCATATGGCGCAGCACAACAGTTTAATGCTGGTAGTACACGCAAGAGACGCAAAGTACAGTGGCAAGATAAACACAAGCAACTTCAGCAAAGTGTACATACGCAGCGAGCAGTTCCACACTTGGACACAAGTGAAAGGGGAAGCCCGCAAGCTGGGGTGCACAGCCATTGCCACCACTCAGTTCCCATTCTTCTTCACGCAGCTTGAAGGCACAGCGGACGCTAACTGCGGCAGCCTGCTTGAGCGCGATGGCTTGCAGGTGCTCCTGATACCTGAGCTTGCACGCACTTGGAAAGAGCCGCACATGGTGTGGTACATAGACCGCTTGCTCCGTAAGCTAACGCACCCGAGAGAGTTCGTGCAGCCCACACCGTTCTTCTACACAGAAGTTACCTCAGCGCACACACCAGCTTGGCTGGACATTGCGAGCAAGGCGTTCCTGTGTGCAGTAGATATTGAGACTGTGCGCGGGGAGGAAGGAGCAGACCAGCAGCTCATCACAAGTATAGCATACACGCTGGCTACCTTGCGGCCTGACGGCAGCATAGCCACCAACACTTGCGCCATTGACTTCCTCAAGGACTGGCAGGGTGCGCTGCACTTCATGCGCGAGATGAACGCAACCACTGTACCAAAGGTAATGCAGAACGGACAGTACGATGCGAGCTACTTCCTGCGCTTCGGTGCACCTATGCGGAACTGGTTCTATGACACCTACAACCTACAGCATTGCCTGTACTCTGAGCTTCCTGCGGACATTGCATACATGGCGCAACTGTACTGCCTCAAGGTGCGGTACTGGAAGCAGATGGCTGGATACAATCGGCTAGAGTACAATGGCCGTGACGCACACGTTACCCTGTGGGTATGGCTGGGGCAACTGCGCCACATCCTGCAAGGTAAGCACCAGTACGCAATCCGCAACTACCTGCAAGAGTTCCCTCTTGTGTTCCCCAGCCTGCACTGTGGACTGGAGGGTATACTGGTGGACAGTGCTGAGCGTGCACGGCTCATGGCCATAGAGCAGGAGAAGAAAGCTACAGCACTCGGTAGGCTACAGTATGTACTCGGTGTACCAAAGTTCAACCCAAGCAGCCCCAAGCAAGTAGGCACACTGCTGGAAATCATGGGGCACAGCAGCGAGGACGGTACAGATAAGAAGGCCATGCAGAAGTTCGCAGAGCGGCATCCCCTGAACCTCCTGCTAGTGGAGCTTACACAGACTTACCGCAAGGCAAGCAAAGCTATTAGCACATACTACGAGTTCCCCCTCATGAGTGGCCGCTTGCTATATCAGCTAGACCCAGCAGGTACAGAGACAGGGCGCATGGCCAGCAAAGCCAGCAACTTTTGGGTAGGTACGCAGATACAGAATATTCCAGCATACGCTAAGAGCCAGTTCATACCTGATGCAGGGTGGCTGTTCGGTAGCGTGGACGGTAGCCAAGCAGAGAGCAGATGCACAGCGTACATAAGCCAAGACCAAAACCTCATGCACACTGTGGAGACTAGCCCTGACTTCCACTGTACGAACGCAAGCCTGTTCTTTGGCATACCATTCAGCCAACTATACCAGCAGGAGTGTGTGCTAGAGGACGGCTCTGTACTAGAAGCCAAGGTGCTCCGCAAGGATATCCGCACCACAGCCAAGAGGGTGAATCACGGAGCTAACTACAACATGGGAGCGTTCACGCTGTGGGAAACTATGGGCACGAAGGATGTGTTCAAGGCAGCCCGCTTGCTTGGCTTGCCCCGCTACTTCGGGGCTATGGAAATATGCAGGCACTTGCTGGGCTGCTTCAGTAACGCATACCCTGACATTAAGGGCAGGTGGTACGGTGGGGTAATCAGTGAGGTGTTGGCTACAGGAAAGCTGGTGGGTGCAACAGGTTGGACACGCAGAACATTCCTGCGCCCTAGCCCGCACAACAAGCCAGCCCTGAACGCTCTAGTGGCGCATCCACCGCAGAGCCTCAGCGTAATGATTGTGAACAAGGTATTCTATAAGGCATGGAGGATGCAGATGACTACCCACACGGGCAGGCTGCGCATCAAGGCACAGATACATGATGAGGTGTTCTTCCAGTACAAGGAGGGGCATGAGTACATAGCAGAGGAAATAGGGAAGGTGTACCGAGAGGAAACAGTGCAAGTGCATGGCCGCACCATGCGGATTCCAAATGAGCCTAAGTACGGAGCAGAAAATTGGGCACTACTAAAAGAGTAACTTATGCCACACATACTACACAAATACCTACAGTTCAGGCAGCGCACAGAGAGTCCCACAACATTCCACCGTTGGAGCTTCCTTAGCTGCTGTGCTGCTGTGCTAGAGCGCAACGTATGGTTCACAGACGGAGACAAGCAAATCTATCCCAGTATGTACGTCATGCTGGTTGGAAGTCCGGGAACTCGCAAGTCCGCAGCTATCAAGGGCTGCACCAAGCTGCTTGAGGAGAGCGGATACAAGAAGTTCTCAGCACAGAAAACCAGCAAGCAGAAGTTCGTGCAAGACCTAGCGGAAGCTAACTTGGGGGATGTGCTGGATGGCAAGACTGGACTGTGCGATGCTACCTTCATTGCAGCTGATGAGTTCCTAGACTTCATAGGTGTAGGGAACATAGAGTTCACCACTCTGCTTACGCACCTGTGGGACAACCACAAGGCATACAAGGAGAGCTACAAGAACAGTACCAAGAGCTATGTGGAGCGACCGACCGTGAACCTGCTAGGCGGCAGTACGCCAGCGGGTTTGCAGACAGGGTTGCCAGCGGAGGCTGGAGGTACAGGATTCTTGAGCCGTACCATCCTAGTGTACGGTGAGCCTAGCACACACAAGATTACATTTAGGAAGGTGGCCACAGAGGCAGAGAACGCAGAGTACCTTGAGTTCTTCCAGCGGCTAGGGGAGCTGAAGGGTGAGATGTTCTACACCACTGAGGGAGCTGACCTACTGGATAGTATCTATCAGGAGAGCACGCCACTGGATGATAGCAGGCTCACCTTCTACCATGCTCGCAGGCTGGAGCACTTGCATAAGCTGTGCATCATAATGGCTGCCCTGCGGGGTAAGCTCACAATCTGTGAGGAGTGCGTCATGGAGGCTAACACCATACTCACTTTCACGGAGGAGCACATGAGCAAGAGCTTCGGTGAGTACGGCAAGAGCAGGCACGCTGAGGCTACGCAGAAGATT